AGACCTTCGATATGTCCATCTCGTTCACCTGAACCGAGACCGTCATCTGCGAGAGGTCGCCAATGGTGATGAGCGCGCCCGCAGACCCGGCGGCAGACGTTGCCGTGGCGGCGGCTCCGGCTCCTGCGCCGGAGCCATCCGCCGCCCCTTCGACGGCGTTCATGACCACAATCGTCCCAGATGTGGGAGCCGTGACCGTGCGCTTGCCTGCGGTGGCAACGGCGTCGTCGTAGGCCGATTGGGCCGTCTCAAGCGAGAGCTGTGCAGCGTCGACGGCATCGGCGGCGGAGTTCACCGTGGCGAGGTCCGTCTGGTCCGCGTAGTAGGCGTTGTAGGCGGTGGTGTAGTTGTCCTTGGCAGAGGAGAGCTGCGTCTTTGCCGAGCGTAGCTGGATGTCCGCCTCGCGAACGGCCTTGTCCAGGGAGTCGTTGCGGATGGTAAGCAGGGTTGTGCCGGCCTCCACGTAGTCGCCCTCGCTGACGAACACCTCGGAGATGATGCCGTCCACCTCGGGCGTTACCACAACGGAGCTCACGGGCTGGACATTGCCGGAAGCCTTGACCTCATCCGTGAACTCGCCTCGCATTACGGGCGTAGTCTGGATCGAGGGACCCTCGGGGACGTTCGCGCTTTGCTGAGAAGTCACAGTCCAAACGAGAACGGCGACAACCGCGCATGCAGCAACGACGCCAATGATGATGTTCCTGCGGCGGCGCCTCTTGCGGTGGGTGAGGAGACTCTCCATGGCGCTGCGGGTCTCCTCGTCCTCCTCGCTGTTCTCGTCAGGCAGGGGAGGCAGGGCATTGGGGGAATCCCCAGAGATGACGGGGAGAGTGTCAAGCGGATGATCTGCCGGCGTGGTCTTGCTTGGTTCACCGAGGTCGTTGGTGTGGTCGGTCTCCTGGGACATGCGTCCTCCTCGCCCTAGGGTGCCAAATGGGTTGTGCGGGGTGCTGCCGAGCCTGTGGTGCTGAGTTCGTGACGGTGTCATGCCTGTTCAACGCTCTTGTGGAAATGATACCGGCGCATTGCCATCAGAAACCTATCGGCAAGCTTACAAATCTGTAAGCGGCATTCAGTAAAACCGCAGGTGGAAGGCTTGCATAAGAGACTCGCGTCCTTATACGTCCTTAAGCGTCGAAAAATTAGCGGCGCTCCCAGCCCCTGAACGCGCACGCTATCGCCTCGGCGAACACGTCAACGTCTGGGCGGAAGTAGTTGACCTCGCCCACGCCCTTTCCCGCGTGCCCCATCATCTTCTCCAACAGGTCGCGGTCCATGTGCATCTCCGAGCGCATGTTGGTGCGCCATGACGCCCGGAGGTTGCGCATGGGTGCCTCGTCGTGCCCCGCGAGCGCGCCGCCCCTTGCGAACGCCCTGCGCCACGCGGAGTCTATCGTGTTGCGCCCGACGATTCCGCCAAGCCCGTCATCGCACAGCCACTCGCTGCCGCTCGCCTCCGCCTCGGACACGCGCCCACTCAGCCACAGCGACCAAGGCTCTGGCACGACCACCCAGCGCGTCGAGGCCTTTGTCTTCGGCGGGCCTATGCGCCTGCCGCGACCGCCGAGTAGCTGCCTCGTCACGTGGGCGCACGCAACCGTCATGCCGTTCACGTCGCGGAACTCGAAGTCACCCGGCTTGAGGCCGCACGCCTCCCCGACGCGGCACGAGCCGAACGCCTGCATAACGAACGGCACCTCAAGCACGCTGCCCCTCAGCGCGTCTGCCATGTCGGCGCACTCCGAGAGCGGCCATATCTCCTTCGAGCGCTCGTCTACCCTCTCGCTCGTGCGGAACTTGGATGCGGCTACGTTCTCCTCGACCAGCCCGTACAGCCTCGCGAGCCTCAGAATCTCGCGCATGACAATCTGCACGCGCTCGCCCATGGCCTTCGACTTGGTGAGAATCCACTCCTGGTATTCGAGGGGCGTTATCCCAGTCACGGAAACGTCACCCCAGCGCGGCTCGACGTGGGCGCGGTAGACGCCCATGTAGTGCTCATAGGACTTCGGCTTGAGCGAGCCTTCGCGCAGCCTGCCCTCAAGCTCCGGGACCCAGAACCTCTCCGCGACCTCGGAGACCGTCATCGTGGGCGTGTCATCCCAGTGCGCGACCTGCCTCTCGGACAGGAACCTCGCGGCCTCCCTGCGGGTCCACGGGCGCGTCATGGAGTGCCTCGCGTAGCCCCTGCCGTCGCGCTCGTCCGCCATCCACCGCACGCGGTAGACACCGTGGCGCACGCATTCAATCGAGCCGAACGAGCGCCGCTGGCCTTGTGCCATAATTAACCACCGTCCTCCCCCTTTTACAGGGGATGGGTCGCTAGCCCGTGGGAGTTGACTTGGCCGGTCGCCCACGGGCGTCTCTGTCTCTCATTACGGTTCTAACGGGCTACGAGTCGGTCCTCGCGTACTGCAGGAAGAAGTCATCGGACACTATCGAGACCCCGCTGCCGCCCACTGCGTACTCCTGCGCCTTCTGCAGCTTGCCAGATGGCTTGCCGCGCAGGCTCGGGTTGAACTCGAACGAGCCTACAACCAGGTAGTCGAGCGACTTTGTTACGGAGTTCTTGGGCGTAGCGCCCAGGTTCACCGCATGTTGGTACGCCTCTGCCCTAGTCATTCCGTCAAGCGTGCCGGTGAAGCAGATGGTTGAGCCGTAGAACGGGTTGGACTCGTCAATCTCGTCAACCGTCTGCACGATGTCCTCGAACTTGGCCCTGCTCCTTGCCGTCGACTGCTTGGAGAATCCGGCATCCGGGTCTTCTCCGTACCTCTCGACCAGGAGCGGCCTCATGGTCTCGTAGCAGTACGCCGCTGCCTGCGAGTCTGCGAGGGCGCGGTGCTCCGAGTCAGGAACGTCAATGGACGAGCCGCCCTCCCTCTCGCAGCGCTTGACAACCGCGTCCAGCGTCCTCTTCTTGATGTCATCGAACACGTGCCTTGAAATCCTGAGCGTATCCACAAGCTCGTTCTCGAATCCGTGGCCCAGGACGTCCCGATAGCTCTTGTCGAGGAACCTGGCATCGAAGCATACGTTGTGCCCCACGACGGGGGAGCCGCCTATGAACTCCGAGAGCGACGGCATCACGTCAGCAGGCACGGGAGCACCCTCAAGCTCCTCGCTCGTGATTCCCGTAAGCTCCTCGATGAAGCTGTCAATCGGGAGGTGGCTTGGCCTGACTAGCGACGAGAAGCGTTCCGTCACCCTGCCGCCGCTCACGCGAACCGCGCCGACCTCAATAAGGTCGCACCACCGCGTGTCGAGGCCTGTGGTCTCCGTGTCGAGAGCAACGTAGTCGCTCAGCGCGTCCAGCTTGGTTCTTGTCTTTTTTGCCATTGCCCCTCCTAATGACGAATCCCTACGCCTACGCCGAGCGGCCTATACCAGCCTCAGCGATGGTCTCCCCCGGATACGCTACGGCAAGTCCGTGAGCGCTTGCCAGAAGCGCAGTCTTGCCGTCTTCTGACATCGAGCGATACAGCCCAGCAAGCTCGTCAAACCGCTTGTCGCGCTGTGGCGCGTCATTACCCACAAGTTCAGTGAGCGTGCAGCCCAACACCTGAGCGATTGCGGTTGCCTGGTCGAGCGCGATTTCGTTCTGCCCTGTCTCCCACTTTGCAAGGACCGAGTAAGAGACGCCGATTGCGGCGGCAAGCTCCTTGCGAGACATTCCACTGGCATCCCTGATTTCGCCGATTCTCGTCTTCATCGCTTGTCTCCAATCTCTACAGTGACAAGCCAATTTTTCCCTTTTAAATCCAAAATTACAATTGACAATTGGACTGTGAAGGCTATTCTGTACTTGGTTTTGCATTCAGGGGGCAATTTTGGAGGTGAACGTGGACACCAAATCTTTTGGCCATCGACTGCGCGTGATTATGGCAGACCGTGGCGTATCCGTTGGCGAGCTGGCTGAACGGTCTGGCATCTCGCGTCAGATGGTTGGCAGCTATCTGAACAACGGTGCAATTCCAAGCCTGCAAAACGCCTGCCAGATTGCAAGGGTCCTCGGAGTGAGCCTGGACGAACTTGCAGTCGAACCGCTCAAAAACGTTCTGAACTAGCTCCACCTGCACCCTGAAAACCGAAAGCACCGCACGGAGACGTGCCCTAGCAGCGAGCCTTGCAAGCGCGATGACCTGCGAACACGGGCTGTGGATGCGTCCACGGGCGCCCGAGGAGCGGTGCGGAGTCGGCAACGGGCCAAGAAGTCCCGACCGGCGAAAAGAAGCAAGACCGTGCCACCCGCGCGTGTGGCGTGGATTCGCCATGTGGGCCTACTCCGTCCCACCGATTGGCGTCTCAAGGACGGCACAAGGCGCTGCCCAAAATTCTCAGCGCCGCCGCCCTGGCCCGCGCCTCACGCGCGGATGGCACGGAAGCGAGAGGGGAGGGAAGATGAGCAAGAACAACAGCGGCGTCCTCACGGACGCCGGTTTGACGTACTTCGAGCGCAAGCACTTCGCACGGCAATTGGAGGCCATAGGCGTCAGCACCTCCGGGCACGAGTTCATGGACCTAGCGGAGATGTCGGAGGCACTTGTCGGCACAAAGCACTCGTACGTAATCGAGGTGCTGCCGAGCTGGCAAGCCCTGGCCGTGAGGGAGGGCCACGGGAGGCTGGTCTACGTGCCTGGTGCCACCGACAAGAGCCACGACGCGAGCTGAGAGAGCATGTTGGCAACCTTGTCGAGGTTGAGGAAGACGCTCAGCGCCGCGCTCGCGGCCAGCGCCTTCGCCGCCTGCCTGCGCGAGTATGCGCGCTCATCCTCAATCTCCCTGGCGTGGCGCTCCTTCTCCTTGAAGTAGTTCCTGCCGTCAGGGGTGAGGTTGCCGTACCAGCCATCCTCCCTGCGTTCGAGCATGCCCTTGTATACCAGCGAGTCGCAGATGCTCCGCTCAACGTCGTATTGCGGGTCGTACTCGTAGCGCGGAGATATGAGCACGACAATCCCGCCCTCCGTCTGGTTCTCCACCGGGCGTCTCAGCTCTCCGTTCAGGCGGTGCTCGATGAAGTTCTCGACCATGCCGCCGTTCTGGTAGACCTCCACGAGCCTTTCCAGGAAAAGCTCTTCCTCTTGGTTCAGCTCAATCATGGCTCGATCCAATCGCAAGGAGGTTCGTGATGATCTGGTGGCTCATCGCCATGTTCCTGGCGGGCGTGCTCGCTGCGCTCGGCAGGGGCTGGAAATAGCTTAGCAAATCGGTTCAAGGCAAAAAGGAAAGCCCGCCACCTGGTAGCGCAGGGACGGGCACGACACATGGAAGGAGCCAAAGTGTCAAACGAGATTTTACCCCAAGTGTTCGACAACCCCGAGTTCGGTCAGCTGCGCGTCATCCAGGGCGAGAATGGCGAGCCGTGGTTCGTGGCCAGTGACATCGCCAAGGCGCTTGGCTACCGAATGGCGTCTGACATGACGCGCAGGCTTGACGATGACGAGAAGGGTACGCGCTCAGTGCGTACCCCCAGCGGCAAACAGCTGATGACAGTCATTACCGAGGCTGGCGTGTACTCGGCAATCCTCGGCTCACAGGTCGAGGGGGCCAAGCGCTTCAAACGCTGGGTGACCCATGAGGTTCTGCCCGCCCTGCGGCGCGACGGGGCGTACGTGGCGAGCGACGGCACCGAGGATGACTCGACCCTCATGGCGCGTGCGCTCATCGCCGCGCAGCGCACCATCGACCGCAACAACGCACGCATCGCCGAGCTTGAGCCGAAGGCGCTGTTCGCGGACGCGGTTGCCGCCAGCGACGGCACGTGCCTGGTGGGCGAGCTTGCGAAGATGATGCGCCAGAACGGCCTGGACATCGGCCAGAACCGCATGTTCGTGCTCCTGCGCGATGACGGGTACCTCGGCAAGTCCGGCAGCAACCGCAACGTCCCGACGCAGATGGCGATGGACCTGGGCCTCTTCCGCATCAAGGAGACGGCGGTCACGCACAGCGACGGCCACGTGACCATCAACCGCACGCCGAAGGTGACGGGCAAGGGACAGCGCTACTTCGTAGAGCGCTACTGCATCAAGAGGAGGCTCCCGGATGCTGGATAGGGCGATTGACTGGGCAGTGGAGCACGACCTTCTGGCCTATGGCCCGTACGACCAGGTAACCATCACAGACCGCGCGTGGCCGTGGTGCGTGGCTGTAATGGCCGCGCTCGTGCTGCTAGCGGCCTACATCGAGCACGGTACCGTAATCGTCTAGGTTATGGAGGTTACGTGAAGGACAGGAACAGTAGACATAGAGATATGTCAACCGCAGCTCAGGCGGCATATCCGAACGAGCACAAGCCGTGGTCGAACTCGGAGAAGCGGACCCTGTCTCGCAACCGCAACGAGGGCGCGGACGCGATAGCGGCGATTCTCGGGCGCTCCCCGAACTCGGTGCGCGTGATGGCCTCGAAGATGCACGTCTCGCTCAGGGTCTCGCCGGGTGACGTGTGCCCGGTGTGCGGCGTCCACGAGATTAGGCCGCACACCGCAGCCGCGCGCCACGGAATGTGCCCCACCTGCTGGACCAAGAAGCTCACCAGCCTCCGCGAGGAGGAGGCGAGCCTGAGGCAGGCCGAGCGCGACTACCAGGCGGCGAAGAAGCGCGCGCAGAGGAGCGGCCTATGAGGACGAGGATGTGCCCGCGCTGCGGGAAGCCGGTACCCATCGGACAGCCGTGCCCGAGGTGCGGCGGTGCCAGCAGGAGGCACGGCACGAGGAGCCGCGAGCAGGAGGGCCGCAGGGCAGAGGAGAACCCCTGGCGCTCGGAGTATTCCAGCGCCGAGTACAGGCGCGCGCGGCAGGTGGTCATCGAGCGGCAGCAGGGCCGGTGCGCGGCATGCGGGCGCGTGGTGGCCGTGCGCATGGGCAGGCAGTGGCACACGCGCGGTGGAGGCGTCCACCACGTGAGGGCGCTCTCCGAGGGCGGCACCAACTCGCCCGAGAACCTCGTGCTGCTCTGCACCAGGTGCCACAACCGCATCGACGCCGAGAGGAGGAGCAATGGTAGCAGACCCGATTGACGTCTACCTCAGACAGGTGGACGAGCTTGGCAGGGAGCTTCGCAGGCGTCTGAGCGAGGCTCCCTTGCCATGCGGCAGCAGGTCGCTGAGCTTCGCGGTTGAGGCCGGGTTGCCTCCCGCGAGGGCATACACGGTGGCGGAGACAGCAAGGTACTCGGGCATTGCTGAAAAGACACTCAGAACCGAGCACGAGGCAGGGAGGCTCAGATTTGTGATTCCCAACGGTCATGTGAGGGGCTGTTACATCTCGGTCGACGAGATGGACAGGTGGATGGAGGCGAGCCAGAGGTGAGCGGGATACCACACATCGGCTACCTGGGGCGCGATGCGAGCTACTACGGCCACGTCGCGGGAGGCCCAGGCGAGGTCGGCAGGTTCGGCACGTCGCGCGACTCGACGCCGCGCAGGCCAGCTGGCCCTACAGAGAGGACGCTGGGCGAGTCGCACGGCCACCGGCTGGTCATTGGCCGGGACATGGACGCGTACGACATCGCGCCGCCGCCGCACGGGAGGTTCTACATGGGCAAGGCCAAGAGCGACCTGGACGCCGTGAGCAGGTGGCGCGGCTGGCTCAGGTCGCAGGGGCTGACTGTGTAAAGGAGCGACAGCTATGAACACAAGGACTGATGACGTGCCCGACTTCTACGGCTCGGAGCCGGTGCCGGACGATGGCCTCGACCCGTGGAGCAGCACAAGATGCACGTTGTGCGACCATGCGAAGCTGTGCCAGTGGCTGGCATGGTACGTGGCAGACATGTGCGGCGAGGATGACCCATACGGCATGGCGGCGGACGTGCTCACTGACGGCCACGCATGCGGCGAGTGCACGCTGTACGAGAGGGAGGCGACCGCATGAACAGGTCGAAGCACAAGGGCACCGCGTTCGAGACCGCGCTCGTGAGGTGGCTCCGGGAGCGTCTTGGCGACGAGCGCATAGAGCGCCGCGCCCTGCACGGCAGCAGGGACATGGGAGACATCTACGGCCTCGCGTGCCACGGGAACGCGGAGGGAATCGTGGAGGCCAAGGCGCACGCCACGGTCACGCCGTCGCTCGTGTCCGAGTGGCAGCGCCAGACCGAGGACGAGCAGGCCAACGCGGGCGCGGACTTCGCGCTGCTGGCAATCAAGACGCCGGGTGTGGGCCAGAAGTCGCTCGGGCGCACGCGGGTGCGCATGACAACGGCGTCGCTGCTGGCCGTCTCAGGCGTCGCGTGGCTCCACGGGGCGCACGACTCGGCGCTGTCCCGATGGGTCGAGACGGACCTAGAGACTGTCTGCTCGCTGATGGAGGGAGTACCAGATGACTGACACGTTCCACCCTGCGTACAAGCTCGTGCGCGACTCGTACAGGGGCCTCAAGAGGTTCGGGATGGGGGAGCGGTTCGGGACCGTACGGTTCGTCGGGCAGGACATCGACGCCGCGTGGCGCGACTTCCGCACCACCGGCCTGGGAGGCTCCGACATCGCGGCGGTCATGGGAATCTCCCCGTTCCGCACCGCGCTCGACGTGTGGCTTGAGAAGACCGGCAGGCAGGCCCCGCAGGACATTTCCAACGTCGAGGCCGTCTACTGGGGCACCGTCAACGAGGCCGCCGTGGCAGACCGCTGGGCGCGCGACCACCCGGAGTGCACCGTGCGCAGGCTCAACGCCACGCTCGTCGGCAGGCCGGACTGGAAGAGGGCGAACCTCGACCGCATGGTAGTGGAGGGCGGCAGGCCATCCGTGCTTGAGATTAAGACCGCAAGCGCGTTCAAGGCCGAGGAGTGGGCGGACGGAGTCCCAAGCTTCTACCTCAGCCAGGTCACTTGGTATCTTGCGATTACCGGATGGGACATGGCGCACGTAGCCGTGCTCATCGGCGGCAACGACTACCGCGAGTTCGACGTTCCAAGGGACGAGGAGGACGTGCGCGCCGTCACCGAGGCCGCGACCGACTTCTGGGAGAACTACGTGGTGAGGGACGTGATGCCGCAGGTCGTTGGCGCAGACGCCCCGACGCTCGCGGGACTCATCCCGCAGGACGAGGACGGGCTTGCCACGCCTGATGACATGGACGAGGCGGACCGACTCATCGCCGCGTACCAGCAGGCAAGGGAGCGCGAGCGGGAGTCCAAGGCCGAGGCAGAGGACGCCCAGGCAAAGCTCTGCGCAATCATCGGCGGGGCCAAGGGCATCGAGACCGACACGGCCAGGGTCACGTGGACCAGGGGCGAGCGCATGCGGTTCGACTCCAAGCGGTTCCGCGCGGAGATGGCGGAGCTGTACGACCAGTACCAGACAACGGGAACCTACCAGCAATTCAAGGTGAAGGAGATTTAGATGGGACAGCTAGCACAGGCGGCGCAGGGCACGCAGATTCAGCAGGCAAAGCCGAACGAAGTCCTCGCCGCATACGTAACGAGGCCTGACGTGCAGAAGGCCATGAGGGCAGTCATACCGAAGAGCCTCACGCCAGAGCGCCTGACGCAGATTTGCATCAGCGCGATAAACCAGACCCCGAAGCTCGCCGAGTGCACGCCAGCAAGCGTGCTCTCCTGCGTCATGAAGTGCTCTCAGATTGGCCTTGAGCCGTCGAACGTGGACGGCCTGGGTATGTGCTACATCCTGCCATACCGCAACAACAACAACCACACCATGCAGGCCCAGTTCATCATGGGCTACCGTGGCTACATCGAGCTTGCGCGGCGCTCCGGCCAGCTCAAGAGCATCCACGCACAGGCCGTATACGAGGGTGACGAGTACGACACGTGGGAGGACGAGACCGGCCAGCACTTCCGGTTCAAGTCCAACCCGGACGCCAAGCACGAGGACTCGAAGCTCAGGTTCGTCTTCTGCACCGCGCACCTCAACGATGGCGGGTTCGTGTTTGAGCAGATGAGCAAGCGCGAGGTTGATGACGTTCGCAGGCGCTCCAAGGCGTCATCGAACGGCCCATGGGTAACCGACTACGAGATGATGGCGCGAAAGACCGTCATCCGCCGCGCCTCGCGCTACCTGCCGATGAGCACCGAGCTTCAGCAGGCCGCAAGCTCAGACGGCACGACCCCCGACTACGGCGCGGTGCTCAACCCCGTGGTACCCATGCCAGACAACGTGGACGCCGAGACCGGAGAGGTCATCGAGCCTGAGCCGGAGGTCGCGCAGGATGCGGCACCGGAGGCGGCGCACGTGGAGTTCAGCGAGGCACTCGGACTTGAGGAGGACTAGACATGGCAATCCCGGAACTCACGGACGAGCAGCGCAGGGAGAACCTGCGGAGGGCCGCAGAGGCAAGGCACGAGAAGGCGGGCCTGCTTCACGCGCTCAAGGACGGCAAGGTGACGCTCGCCGAGGTGCTCGATGACCCGAGGGCGGAGCGAATCCGCGTCGAAACGCTCATCAGGGCGCTGCCAGGGTACGGCGCGGCAAAGTCGCAGCTCCTCATGAACGAGCTTGGCATCGCGCACAGCCGCCGCGTCAAGGGCCTCGGCGTGAGGCAGCGCAAGGCTCTGTTGGAGGCGGTGAGCCATGGCAAGCAGCATTAACGTCGTTGCCATCTCGGGCAACATCACCCGAGACTCGGAGCTTAGGCACACGACCTCCGGCTCCGCCGTGCTCAACTTCTCGGTGGCCGTGAACTCGCGCCACAAGAACAAGGACGGCGAGTGGGTAGACCGTGCGAGCTACATCGACTGCGTGATGTTCGGCCCGCGCGCCGAGGCGCTTGCGCAGTGGCTCACGCGCGGGACGCACGTCGTGGTGGCGGGAGAGCTGCGGCAGACGTCATGGGAGTTCGAGAAGGGCGAAAAGCACTCCCGAACCGAGGTGTCCGTCACCAACGTCGAGTTCCAGAGCAAGTCACGCAACGAGCAGCAGCCAGCACAGCCCACGCAAACGGCGCCGCAGTACGCGCAGCAGCCGGTGGCATCCGCTCCGCAGCCAGCGGCACCGCAGCAGGCTCTTTACGATGAGGACATACCATTCTAGGGCGTTGAGCTGCTGAAACGTTCGAACTTGCTGGTGGCCGTGCCAATGGTGGTGCGGCCACCACTCTTAGGGAGGCAACAAATGAAGATTAGCGACGAGCTGCGCAGGCTGGCCCATGACGAGGGCGTGTACGGAGACGCGTGCGTAGGGCTTCGCGACCTCGCAGACCGCATCGACGCGGAGATGGCAGAGCTGCCCAAGGACCGCGACGGAGTGCCCATCCACGTGGGGGACACGGTGTACGACGAGAACGGCATGGCGTATGAGGTCGTGAGCATCAGCTTCGGACAGTGGACTGGAGGCGTGACGGTACATGCGGTAGATGGCTTTTCCAAATGGCGCGACATCATACCGGGGAAGATGGCCCACATCAGCCAGGACAGCTGGGAGCGCATCGCCGACGAGATGGACGAAATGATTGATAAGGCGAAGACAGGCAAGACGTTTTACTACGCCTCAGACTTCAGCGTCTTCGCAGACCGCATCCGCAGGCTGGCGGAGAGGAAAGAAGGCAAGTGATGAGCAGATACGCTGTATACAAGCTTTTCGATGGCTGCGAAGCACCGGAAAATATCGTGTCATGCGGACACCTTGCGGGCGTCCTTGTCGGCAAGTCTGACGATGATCCGCTTGATAGGCACGCCGATATGCCAGACACGTTCCGAGTGCTTAACGAGTTCAACCCTGAAATCAACATTCGGAATGCAAAGGAGTGACACGCAATGAATGGCAAACGCACTGGGAGACGCCAGCTCAGAGGCAAGCCGCTGCTCGTGTCATGCCAGCGTGCGCATATCAGCCACAACGAGCTGCCCGGAGTCGATGCGTGCTATGGGCTCACTGATTGTAACCCTGGCGTGTACAACGACGAGTGTCGGAAGTGCGGGGCATTGGTGTGGAACGTCGACTTAGAGCAGGAGGCCCAGCGATGATGCCGACTAGCGACGAGCTTCTGCCATGTCCTTTCTGCGGCGGCAACCAGCAGAGAGTAAAGCACTCGGGCAGGTGGGGATGGTTCGTTTCCTGCTCCTGTGCAGCAGTAGGACCAAGTTCCGGAACAAGAGAAGATGCGGTCGCACGCTGGAACGAGCGGCGCGAGCCTGTCCAGCAGAGACTGTTTGGAGGTGGGCAGCGATGACAGCGACTAGCGACGAGCGCCGCGAGGTGGCGGCAACGCTCAGGGATGCGAAGCGAAAGTGCGAGGAGCGCGGCTACCCGTGGATGTGCGATGACCTGTGTCTCGCCATTGGCTACGAGCACGACTACGAGGCCGACAACGGCATCTTCGACCGCCTCGCCGACCTCATAGACCCGACATGCGAGGTGGTCGCCTTTGATGATGAGAGCATGCGGCTCCCGCACTGCTCAAGCTGCGGACATCCGATACTCAAGCCGTGGCCCAATTTCTGCCCGAACTGTGGTGCACGCTTGGTCAAGGGAGGTGACGCCTGATGGCCGAGTACATCGTGGACACGACCGAGGGCGTCCTGCACGCCCGCACGACCGGCGAGCTGGTGAGGTGCCGTGACTGCTTTTACTTGGAGACGCGCAGGCTGCTTGGTGGCGTCGCAGCCACGTGCTACCTGATGGACGGTGGCGACGTGATTTGCCGCAACCTTGACGGATACTGCTCGGAAGCCGTGCGGAGGGGGAGAGACCATGGCGAGGGAAGATGACGGGCCCTGCGGACGCTCCTGCGCCGACTGCGAGCTGCTCGAGTGGTTCGCCGACCAGTCGGTATGCACCGAGACCGGGCGCCTCGTCCCGCCATGGCACGACGCCACGGCCTGCGTCGGGTTCGTGAGGAGGTGGGGCTCCGATGCCGAGGACGATTAGGCCCCCGAAGGAGATTTCAAGCGCCTACGACGGCAAGGCCCTGGTCGTGTACGCGACACGCATAGCAGAGATCGTCGCTAGGTACACCTCCCACACGGAGCAGCACGCGCTCGAGTCAGTCATGCGCGTCGTCGGGTACCTCTGCTCCACAGGCACCCCCAGGCGCGGATAGCGGATAAGGTTTTATACAATTCGATTCTAAGGAGGCGAGCCGGTTTGGACCCGCTGGACTCCCCGGAGGTGCAGGACGCCTCCATGGCACCGATGCTGTTCTTCCCGCACGATGCCGACAGCGCCACGGACGAGAAGTGCAGGCGTCTCATCCTGCGTCTCGGCTACGAGGGATACGGCAGGTGGTGGAGGCTGTGCGAGATGATGGCCTCCACTCCTGGCCACGCGGTGCCCTGCGCCACCGAGGAGGACCGCATGCTGCTCTGCGACGAGCTACGGTGCGACGATGGAGAGCTGTCTGCGCTCCTTGGCGCGCTCGCTGACTTCGGCCTCGTCCCGGCAGACGTGCTCGCCGAGGGCCGCATAGCCTCCGAGCGCATGGCGAAGAACGCGCTCTACTTCGGCAGGCGGAGGGTGAACGGAAGGAAGGGCGGCAACAAGAAGGCGGAGCGGAGCAGGAGGGGAACTGCCTAGTCTACCTGCGGTTTCTAGCAACGCTTTAGCGACGCCATAGCAACGCTTTAGCGTCGCTCTAGCAACGCCCTAGCAAGTAATACTGAAACAGATACATAAACAGAAACTATCCCTTGAAGAAAGGTACACGTTGAAGCAACCGTTACCGTGGAAGAGGGGTGTGGGGGGAAACCCAAGGAGCGAATGTTGAAAACTTTTGGGCATTGTTGAAAACTCGCGGGAATGTTGAAAACTCGGGAACCGGCCCTCACATTCGCCAGAAACTCTCGCAAGCAACAGCGCGTTTCGTTCCTAACCCATCGCAGGCCGATTCTAAGACGCGCAAACGCCAAAGCGGACTAGTTCTCCACCAACCACGCTTGAGCGTCTGAGACAAGGCCCACAGCGTCAGAGACGGGCATTCGCGCGGTGTTCTGAGGGTGGGAATCGCGGCACAAAAAAAGCGCCCCGTGGCCGACTTGACCACGGGGCTGCTTGCGCCTCGCCTACCTGTCTCCGCCGAACGTGAGGAACAGCCCGCCGAGCAGGCGGTGGCTGCTGGGCTTGCGCTCGACGGGTGGCCTCTCGGGCCTCTGGTACCTCGCGCCCTTTGCCTCTGCCAGCTCGCGCGCGGCGTTCTCCTGGACCTCCCTGCCAATCGCGTCCCACTTGGCCTTTGCCTCGGGGGACTCGCAGTGCACGTATAGGTCCATGGCACTAATCGCCTCGCGCAGCCCCTTGTCCCCCACGTCGAGCAGGCGCATGCCCCGCACCCTTGCCAGCTGGCGCTCAAGCTCGGCCTGGTCCTCCCAGGGGTCGAGCGGGTAGTCGTGCTCCTCGACGGAGAGGACGTGCCAGGACCCGTCCTCGCGCTGGCCAATGTGGTAGAAGACGGGGAACTCGTACGGGTCCGTGATGGCCAGAAGCTCGTGGCCGTCCGTGAACGCGTCCCACGTGACGCTGCCGTTCCCGAAGAGCGTCATGCCGCCCTTCCTCGGCTGGCTCTGCTGGTAGCTCGCCCTCATGCTCCTGCTCGCCATGGTGGCCTCCGTTCCGTGTGGCCCGGGGCGGCAGCAGCCGTTGCCCCAGGCCGTAGTTTGCCCAGATTGTACCCGCTACTCGCACCCGTGGGCGTACGCCTTGAGGAGCGCGAGCATGACCGAGTCGGGGTTGGCCCCTGCCTCGTTGGCCGTACGTATGCACCAGCTGAGGCATTCGCAGCACGTCATCAGGCCGAGCACGCTTGCAAGGCGCTTGCGGAAGTCCGGGTTGAGCCTGATGCCGCCGCTCACCGAGCGCTCGTACATCGGCACGAACGGGCCGTCCTGCACGTCGGAGTCACCCTCAAGCAGGGTGCAGACGCCCTCGGCCATGCCACCCTCGTAGCCCTGCAGCCAGTCGAGCATCTCCCACGCCCTGCCGTTGGTGACGCCCTCGATTGCCTCGCAAATCTCGACCTCGAAGTTCTTGAAACCGCTCATGGTAAAACCTCCAAAATATCCGATAAGTCGTAACTGCCTATGCAAGGTGGCGCAGCGCCCAAGCGAGGAGCGCCGCGCCCATTGCCCACAGCGGGAGAATCTGCGTCACGAAGTACATCTACGCTGCCCTCCTCGCCCTCGGTTGCCTGTCGAGCCGCAGCCACGGGGCCATGGCGGCCTCGAAGGGCGCCCCGCACCCGTCGAACCACGAGACGTCCCCGGAGACGGAGACCGGCCTGCCGCCCTCGCAGGAGACGCGCACGACCGGCACGCCGTCCGCCGCGCTCTGCAGCGGGTAGGCGTCCCACACGGGGCCGTCGATGGGCACGAGCCTGTTCTCCCAGCCCTCGGGAGTCGGCACGTTCGCCATGCGCCAGAAGCGCCCGCCCGCCCAGTAGGCGGTGCGGTAGAAGGTCTGGTAGGCCCTCCCGCCCCTCGGGCTCTCGCACGGCCTCCTCGCGCTCGCCCAGGTGTAGCGGGTCTCGAGGGCGCGGCCCTGGGTCCCGTCCTGGAAGGTCACCTTGCGGTAGCGGAAGTACTTCCTGCCTCCGGTCGCGGCTGGCTCCACGAACGGCTTTATCGTGCACATGGTGGGTCCTCCTGTTCGTCGCTGGTAAGGGAGAGGCCCCAGTGATGGGGCCTCCGGTTCGGTGTTGCTTGCGTTGCCTACTTGCCGAGGAACGCCCGGGTGAAGCGACGCAAAACTAAATCTGCGCACTCTTCCGGGTCTGGGTTTATGAGCATGTCGACGTCGCGGCCACGATAGAAGTCCGAAGACGCGACAAGCTCAAGGCCATTTGCCGCGTAAAAGAGGTCTTTTGCCTCCTCGATGCTCTTGAAGTCACCGAATCCCCAGCCGTTGGTAATCGGGTCGATGCACTGAACGGTGATTCCGCAGAAGTCCGCTGAAGCCATTTCCGCGCCGTCCATGTCGTGGTAGGCGGAAGCCCAGCGCACGCGTTCGGTTGCGTCTACCTGGTATACGTAGATTCCGCCCTCTCCGTCGATGTAAACATCTGTCGTGTACTCGCTCATGGTGTTTCCTCTCTCTGATTGGTACTTGCCTATACTTGGAACCCCAGGCGGGGCGGAACTGGCCTTCTACTCCGCCCGTCTCGCCTGGGGTGCTTGCCTGGTTTTTGTGGCTAGAAGAGAATGAAAAGCGCGCTCGACCTGCTGGGCACTGCGTACAGCTCGCCGGTTCGCGTGTCCCTGCACACTCCGCCATTCATCCCGTAGACCCCGAGCGAGACAGCTAGCTTCTCGCTGTGCGCGGCCAGGTCCTCTAGGTCATGGTCTTCAAGCCTGCTCGCGTCGACTGCCACGCCATCGGCGATTAGCTGGCGTATGTGCCTCTGTGTTGTCTTCATGGCTTCTCCCATTGGTTCGTAGCTAGTCAAAGTAGGCAAGCTCGATTACATCCGAGCCGCCCTTGTGGCTGGTCACTGTGGGGTAAAGCCCGTAGTTGACCAGGGTCAGGCCGTAGGCGTTCCACTCGGCCTCAAGCCCAGCGCGGCGCTTGCGCAGAAGCTCGTTCTTGTGCGCGGCCCTCGCGCTGTTGTAATAGCGCTCGTCGCTGTTCTGGCGCTCCCATTCCCTGGCGTCTGCGAGGGCGTACCGTATGGTGCGCAGAATCAGATCTAGCGCCTTGTCCTCGTTGCCGTCCCCCATCTCTGCCAGCTTGTGGGCGTTGCGGTACCTCGAACTCCAAACCCTCTGCGACTTACTGCTCATGGCGTCTCCTCTCGTTTCGGCTACAATGTGGTGCGCAAGTGGGGGCGCGGATGCCAACCCGCGCCCCCAAGGGCTACCGCCTCCTTAGATGCTTTGGCTTGTATCTCCGGGCATCTTTGGGGGCTTTTTTCGCCCAGGCCTCAACGAGCGAGGCGAGGACGGTAGCCGCTGCGCCGATTAGCGCAGCCGCGATTTGGTCAGGCATGGTTCATCACCTCCCAGTGTTCGGCTGGTCGGCGGATGCCGACCGATTGACGCGCTCTCTCAAGTGCGCCAGTCGGTGGGTATCCCTTGCCTTGCCTCTCAGCGTTCCGGGGTTCGTACCGGCCAAGCCCTCATCTGGAATTCAACTTTGGGCATCCGCTGGGTCCTTGTCGTTCCCCCGGGACCTCGGGTTGGTGCTTAGCAACTGGTTGGTTGCTATGGCTAATATAGCCACCGATTAGTGACTTACTAGCGACAAACTCAAACAATTAGTTTCTACACAATTCCTACACAAACAAATGGTTGGCAAACGCTTGTTGTATAATGTCGCTAGTAAATACCTGCGCAAACGATGAGAGAGGGGAATACATGGACACTAACGCGTGTGTGCGGCACATGCTAGATAAGGCGGGTATGTCTCCGTATGCCGCAAGCCTGGCCATGGGCAGGGCGCATAGCTACATGGGGCAAGCGCTTAAGCGCAAGGGCGGCATAGGCGCGCCGGTGCTTGCTGAGATAGCCCAGGCGTTAGGGTATGAGCTGTTGCTGGTGGGGCGAGGCGAGACGCTGCACATAGATCCAGCGACCGAGACCGAGGGCAAGCCCGAGGACTAAGCGCACAAAGCACTACTAGCGACAATGGCCGCGCCCCACGCCAGGAGCGCGGCCCTATTTGTGCCTATCGACATAACAGCGTGACATAGTGCGGCGATACCCCGCTGCACCTGCGAAAACAGCGAACGCAACAGCGCTACGCCACAGAGAGAACGGAACAGCGCTATCAACAAAACAGCAGGTAGATAGGGCAGTGGGGAGGGGGTTAAATCACGAAACACAAAACGGCCCTACCCAGCGGCGACCCTGATTTTTACACGCGACCGAAATTGGCGTTCTGGCCGTAACAGGGTCTCGGTTACGGGGGACAGCGGCCCGAGAATCCCCAAAAAGGATGTGGAAGGCCGGGAGATGTACAAGTTCACCTGCAAATACTGCGGAAAGACGTTCTTTGCCAAGAACTCGACCGCAAGGTACTGCTCCGCCAAGTGCCGCGTGTACGCCAAGCGTGCAAGGGACGGCAGGACCGACTGCAGGCGCGCTGCGGCCACCGAGCGTGGCGGAGAAGGCGGGACGAGCGCTGCCGTCGCGGCGAACTACGTCGTTCCGGTCAACCACCAGACGTTCTCAGAGGCTTCGATAGCACGCGAGGTGGCGAGTGCGCACGGCATGGTGTCGTTCTTCGACACCGCTTCACAGAAAGGCCCCGAGGGCACACGCGAGGCGTGCGGGCACATCGCCCGTGGGTTCCAGTCGACCCTTGAGGAGATTGGCCTATGAGCAGGGGCCGCAAGCAGAACGCGCTCGCGCAGCGCAGGGAGAGGGACCACGTAGACGTGACCGCCACGGTCCTCGAAGGCGCTGGGCACTTGGAGAAGCCCGTCTCCGTCACCTCCGTGCCGAGGCTCAGCCGCATCTGGGACGAGACGCTTGGCACCGGCATGGCGTTCAGGCCGGAGGACGCGCCGCTCTTGGAGCAGCTGGTGTTCGACCTCGCGCTAGCGGAGGAGTGCCGCGCCAACATGATTGACGAGGACGGCAACCCGACACCACTGCTCAAGGCCGAGGACGAGTACGGCAACGTGCACATGGTTGACAACCCATACTTCAAGAAGATGCGCGAGGTGGCAAACGACACACTCAAGCTCGCGAACGACCTCGGACTCACGCCCGTGGCAAGGGCGCGTCTCGGACTCACCCAGGCGAGCGCGAACGCGGTGAACCTGTCAATCCAGGAGACCATCCTGCGGGCCATGGAGCGCGAAGGTGTATAGGACTCCCATACACCGATACTCCAAGCACGGCCTGCGCGAGGCGAAGGCGCGGCAGATATTCTGCGAGGCATTCCTGACACACGCGGGCAACGACGAGTACGCCGGAACGCCGATACGCATAGACCCGTGGAAGAAGAGGAACATCTGGGACCCGCTGTTCGCCACCGGCACGTGGGACAGGAAGAGCGGCAGGTTCAAGAGGAAGTACCGACGCGCACTCATCGGAGTCCACCGCACATACGGCAAGTCGGAGCTTGCGGCCTCGATAGTCCTCACCGAGGCCACGATGAACCCGGTCCCGAACGGCGAGTACGGCATCGTGGCCGACACGAAGGAGAACACCAAGAAGGTACGCGACTACATCTCAATCATGATTCGCAACAACCCGCAACTCTCGCGGGTGTGGCGCGTGAACCGCGACTCGATAGTCAACAAGGAGACCGGCCAGCAGATTTGGGTCTACCCGTACAAGGAGGCCGCCCTGCAGGGCAAGCACTTCAACGTGCTGGTGTGCGACGAGATTCACGTGTGGCGCGACGATGCAATCTGGAAGGCCGGAGTCTCGGGCCAGGGCAAGATTTGGAACGCGCTCACCATCGGCATCACCACCGCTGGCGCGTCCAGGGACGGGTTCCTGTTCAAGCTGTATAAGAAGCTCAAGAGGGACCCGCATGCGTTCGTGTGCTGGCTGGGAATCAACGACTCCCAGGATGTTGCGGACCGCAGCGCGTGGCGCGACATCGTCAAGGCCGGTCGCGTCACCATGGACGAGCTTGAGGAGCAGTACGAGGCCCTTGGCGAGAAGTCCTTCGAGCGCTACTGGCTGAACCGCACGCCCATGGACGAGCAGGCCGAGCCGTTCATGCACCGAGAGGACGTAGAGGCGTGCCAGAGGAAGACGCTCGCGATAGACCGCAGCAGGTGGTTCACGTTCGCCCTCGACGGAGCCGTTCGAGGTGACACGCTCGCGCTCGTTGCCGCCCAGCGCCAGGGCGAGGAGTGGGCGCTTGAGGAGTGGTGCTGGGAGAAGCCCGGCCCCATGGGCACATACGACCTCATGGAGGTTGCCGACGTGATACGCCAGCTATCCATGTGCCCCGGCAACCCGTTCGGCGGCTGCGACCCGGCAAGGATGCAGTTCCTCACGAACTGGCTCGATCGCGAGTGCGGCATAGACGTCTCAGAAATCTCGCAGACGCCATCAATCATGTGCCCCGCATCGGAGCTGCTTGCGAGGAGCGTGGAGACCCACAAGGCCGCACTCGCCGGAACGCCGGTGCTCGCGCAGCACTGCATCAACGCCGTTGCCGCCGAGTCGAAGGCTTACGGCAGACGCCTCGCGTCCGAGAAGGACAGGCACGGACAGGGAACCAAGCGAATAGACGCTGCGGTGGCCGCCGCCATGGCGATGTGGGCATACGACAACAACGAGGATGACGCCCCGAGCGTCTGGACCATCGACCTCTGACGGGGGACTCTGCGTGGATGATGCGGGTGGCTTGGTAACCCCTCCGCCAAGCCACGGGGCCTGCTCCCCCGCTGCCCGCCATGGGGCGGCGGGGGACACCGGCATGAACATCCAATCGGTGGTTTCTCCGATTCGAGGAGTGTGCCGATGGGGCGATTCTCCAATTTAGTTGGGCGCGTGCTCGCCCGTGCCGCAGACATGTTCATTCCGGGTACGTGGGACTTCTACACGTACACGCACCCTGACGGCACCACCGAGACCATCGAGCGCGAGCCTGCCGCGAACGCCTACTACTCGAACGCGTTCAGGGCGTGCCTGCTCGCGAAGGCCAGGCCGCTCGCGTCGCTGCCAATACACGTCTACCAGCGCAAGAACGGCCTGAGACTTGAGGCATCGCACCGGTTCTCGAAGAGGCTCGGAACGCTCCTGCGCACGCGCTGGAACCCGTTCATGACCTCATCTGAGGGAATCCGCTGGACGATGATGACCAAGGACGTGCGGGGAGAGGCGTTCCTCAGGGTCGAGTTCGACGGGGATGGCATGCCCGTCGCGATATGGCCGCTCTCCGGAATCCCCACGGTCGAGGTCGCGAACGGGAGCGCCGTCTTCCGCTACCAGGGTGACAAGTTCACCAAGGCCGGGGTCTACCTGCAGGACGAGATTGTGTGGGTCAAGTCTCCCGTGCTCGACTCCGACTGCCTGCACGGCGTGTCGCTCGCGAGGGTTGCCGCGAACGAGCTGAACCTCTCGATAAACCTTGAGGAGTTCTACAGGAACGTGCTCAACGGTGACGCCACGTTCGCCGGGTGGCTTGAGACCGACCAGAAGCTTCAGCCGCAGGACGTTGACCAGCTCAAGCAGCAGCTGAGCGACGGCGGAGGCGTCGTGAACGCGGGCAGGGTGCGCGTGTTCGACAAGGGCCTCTCGTACAAGACCAACGGCCAGTCCATGGTGGACATGAGCCTTGTCGAGCAGGAGCGCTGGATTCTGCAGCAGACGTGCCGCACGCTCTCCGTGCCGCCCCAGGAGGTGTTCGACCTCTCCAACGCAACCTACTCGAACATCGAGCAGGGCGCGATAAACTTCGCGAACAAGACGCTCGTCCCAGAGTGCAAGGCGCTAGAGGAGGCGTTCTCCGGAATCATTTGGGCAGCCGGATACGCCAACGACTACGTACAGTTCGACCTGAACGGCCTCCTGCGCGGCTCCTACAAGGAGCGCATGGACGGCTACCGAATCGCAATCTACGCGGGAATCTACTGTCCCAACGACGTGCTCGCCAAGGAGGACATGCCACCGTACGAGGGAGGCCAGTACCACCTGCGCTCGACCGCGTACCTCGCGATAGACCCGGAGACGGGCGAGGCCGTGCAGCAGCAGGCGTCATCGCAGCCCAGCGGCCCACTGCAGCAGGGGCCTGACCCAGACCCATCAGAGGGAAGCCCAGGCGGCTCGGGAGAGGGCGAGAGGGATGACGGGCACGGTGACGGCACCGAGGACCCGGACGCCAAGGGCACGGCGCTCGCCGTAATCCACGCCGACATGGCACGGAGGATTCGAGACCGATACGAGAGCGCCGGTGACACCGAGCGCTTCCGCGAGTTCGCCAGGAAGGTGCTCACGCCGCTATCAGCAGCGTACGAGGTAGATGGCATCGAGTACGACATGGCATCAGACATCGAGGAGATTATCAATGGTTGACATCTACGTGTACGGTGACATCGGCGAGTCATTCTGGGGAGACGAGACGAGCGTGAGCGCGTCCGACTTCGCAAGGGCGCTCAGGGACGCGGACGGCGATGACGTGACAATCCACGTCAACAGCGTCGGCGGCAACGTGTTCGACGCCAACACCATGAGCGAGCTTGTGCGCTCGTACAAGGGCGGGACCACCACGTCAATCGAGGGCATCGCCGCGAGCGCCGCCAGCTTCTTCGCCCTCACCGCAGACAGCGTGGTCATGAACCCGTCTGCTCTCCTCATGATTCACAACCCGTACACCAGCTGCTACGGAAACGCCGACGAGATGCGCAAGACCGCAGACATGCTGGACAAGGTGCGCTCCACAATCACAGGCCAGTACGTGCGCAAGACCGGCATGGAAGAGTCAGAGATAGAGAAGATGATGGACGCAGAGACGTGGCTCGACGCAACAGAGGCCCTTGACCTCGGGTTCGTCGACTCCATCTCGGACGCCGCTCCCGTCGCGGCACGCCTCACCAAGGAGGCGATGGACCGCTTCAAGTCGGCGCCCGACTCGCTCAGGGCGCAGCTCCTGGGTGCGGGGGACACCGGCGCGAGCATCGACCCAAGCGAACCCAAGGCCAAGGCGCAGGGCACCGAGGCCGGGGCGGAGGCCGCTCCGAGGGTCGTGTGCATCAACGGTACGTTCCTCAAACTCTAAGGAGAGCGGCAATGAAGTCTTCCATCCAAATCCGGAACGAGGTCAAGGACCTTGACGAGCGAATCGCCAAGGCGAGCGCCGAGTTCGCCAGCGCCGAGGGTGACGCCAAGGACGCCCTGCGCGACCAAATCAACGACTACAAGGGCCAGCAGCGCGCGCTGAACGACATGCTGGACGATGTCCTCGCCGAGGAGGACAGGATTCGTCGCGGTGGCGGCGTGCCCCTCGCTGCCCCCGCAGCCGAACCCAAGGCCAAGGCGCCCAAGTCCGTCGTTGACTACCTCATGGGTCCGCGCGACGAGTTCAAGGGCCTCGGGTTACACGACACCCTGACGTTCAACGTCAAGGACGCCTACACGGACTTCGGACTCCCTGGCGTCCAGCAGATTGACTACGACCTGCCCCGCCAGACCAGCGACGCGCTGCCCAACTTCGGGTTCATCGACTCCCTTCCCACCGGCACGACTCAGGCCGACATCCTGACCTACTTCGAGAAGAACGAGGAGAAGTACAAGAACGCCGCAGCCGTCTGGACCCCCGGCCACGAGAAGCCCTCCTCGGCCATGGGCTGGAAGCCGACAAGCGCGTACATCGAGACCGTAGCCCACCTCATGCCAGTCCTCGAACAGCAGCTCAAGGACTACGGCCAGCTCAAGTCCCTCATCCAGATTGAGCTTCTGTACGGCCTCCGCATGGCGCTCTCCGAGAAGGTCCTCACCGGAAACGACGAGAACGGCATCAAGGGCGTGCTCAAGAACGAGGGCATCCAGAAGTACAAGACAATCGCCGGTGACACCATCGCCGATTCCGTCTACCGCATGAGCACGGACGTGTTTCTCGGTACGGGCTTCCGTCCGACGCACGTTGCCGTGCACCCGTACGTTGCCGAGAACCTTGCCCTGCAGAAGGACAAGCAGGGCCGCTACATGAACGTCATGGTCAACGGGAAGCTCTGGGCGCTCACGGTCGTAGAGGACCAGCACCTCACCGAGACCACCGGAGCAGACTCAACCGCGAAGACCACCTACGGCCTCATCACATACTGGAACCAGGCCGCGACCGTCTTTACCAAGGAGACCGACTCCATCACCATCGGCCTCGTCGGAGACCAGTTCGCCTACAACGAGGCCACCATCCGCGCCGAGGGACGCCACGGCCTCAAGGTGACCTACCCCAAGGCGTTCTCCTACCTCTCCGACACCGGGGTCACCGGGAGGTAGCGGGCATGCCCACCCTGACGCCCAACACACGCACCAGGGCCTCGCTCTCCGAGCTTGGCACGCTCTCGCTTGAGGGCGCGCCAAGCTCTGCCACCGTCACGCGCCTCTCTGACGGGGCCTCGGAGAAGTGGGTCCCAGGGACGGCACCGGCGCTCTCGTCGTGCCCGGAGCTGCTCGTGGCCGAGTGGGCGATGTCCGGCGTGCCCGTGAGCGCCGAGGTCGACGTTGTTGCCACGCGCTACTGCACGCTCGACGAGGTGCGCGCCTACAGGGCGAGCGAGTACGACCTGTCCGGCAGGCCTGACGATGAGGTGTGGACGGCGCGCCAGCACGCCGAGGAGGTAATCGAGCGCGCTGCGCACCGCCTCTTCCAGCCAGTAATGCGCATGGGCTTCGTGGACCGCCCGAACTGCACCACAGCGTCTCAGCCGCTCGTGTCCGGCGCCGTCCCCAGGGACATAGCCGGGGTGGCGCGCGCATGGGACGCGAGCGGCAACCCCGTGAGCGTCGGCGTGTCCGGCCAGGTGGCGCTCGACGTGTCGGCAATCAGGCCGCACGGCGCGGCGAACGTCGCGCTCGTCATGGGCATGGCACAGACGCCCGTCGAGATGCACGACGCGGTGGTTGCCCTCGCCGCATGGTACCTGGTGCCGAAGGCTGGGCCTGACAACGCCACGTCCGAGTCCACGGACTCTGGCGTGCTCAGGTTCGTAATCGGAGGCGTTGACGGCGCGCCTACGTCCCTCCCTGAGGTCAACGCGCTCGTCCAGCGCTACGGCTTCCGCGACCTCCTGGTGGGGTGACGCCGATGGAACGGGAAAACGTCTTCTCCGCCTGCATCGAGTACGTCAAGGGCCTCTCCGACAAGGCCCTCTCCGGCGAGCCTGTCTTCGTGTCAGTCGGAGGCTCCACGTCGCAGAGGCCAGCGGAGTTCCTCGTGCGCGAGGTGGTGCAGAACGTCTCGTTCTCCGACACCGTCACGTCCGCCATGGGCGGCATGCGCGCGTCCGGGCACTACCGCGTGGAGTTCTCGGTGGCCTGCGAGGCCTGGGCGCAGAAGTCATCGCTCGTCGAGGCGTCCACCCTCGTCCAGTCGTGGGTGCTCGCCCTGTTCCGCCAGGTCGCGGCAGACAAGACGCTCGGCGGACTCTGCATCCACGCAGAGCCGTACGTCGAGAGCGCCGGGACCGCCCTTGAGAAGGGCACCAAGCTGTACACCGCCGCGTTCGACTTCGGCGTTCGCGTAAAGGCCGAGATAGAACCGGCAACCGTCTAAGGAGACAAACCATGTCGCTCAACCCCTCAATCGGCCTCGCGGCCATCGCAGTCCAGAAGGACCGCGACACCCCGGCAACCCAGCCCACGTACCTCCACGGCCTCACTGGTGGCACGCCGTTCGGCGCGTCGCGCTCCATCGCCAACACGCCCGTCGCGTGCGGCACCCGCGCGCCCTCCGACGCCAGGGTTGACTCCATCGAGGTGACCCCCTCCATCCAGGCGCTCTGCTACCCTGACGTGTTCGGCCTCTACCTCTACGCCGCCATGGGTGCGTGCGAGTCCTCCGAGGTCTCTGGCAAGGAGGGCTACTACAAGCACGTGTTCACCATGGGCCAGAAGGTTCCCTACTGCACCATCTGGTCCCAGATTGGCACGAACAACTTCACCCGCTCTGACGGCTGCAAGCTCGGCACGCTGACCATCAGCGCCACCGGCAACGAGCACCTGTCCATGCAGGCTGACTTCCAGGGCATCGACGCCGAGGTTGGCATCGCGTCCATCCCAGGCTCCCTCGCCGCGTCCTGCTTCTCCGGCAAGTACACCACCACGGACTGCGAGTTCAAGCTCGACGCAGCCGGGAACACCCCCGCCGAGGCCCTGGTCTCCGAGGCCAGCTTCACGTTCGAGAACAACCTGTCCTCGCTCACGTCCCTCGGTCGCGTCACGCCGCGCGACATCGCCGAGGGCAACCTGTCCGCTGGCTGCTCGGTGACCACCATCCCGGATGACATCGCCGAGTACAAGAAGCTCATGACCGGCTCCGCGAGCGCCACGAAGCTCACGGGCAAGGTTGTCATGGGCAGCGTGTACGCTAAGTTCTTCCACACGGATGACCCGAACATGACGCTTGAGTTCCAGGTCAACCACTGCCCGTTCACCGCAGAGTTCCCTGAGGTCGACCCCGAGGGTTCCGAGGCCACCATCCAGTTCTCGACGGACGCCGCAATCATCACCTCCGCAGCCGAGTCCCCGGTCACCGTCACGCTCGTGAACAAGACCGCCTCCTATCTCGCATAGCGGGGCATCTGCAGGGCGATTTGACTCGGGGGCCAGGGCGCCGTGCCTCTGGCCCCCACGGACGCGCGGGGAGACCAATTGGACACCTACAAGAAGCTTCTCTACTGGTTCCTCACCACCTGCATCGCGGCAGTGATGGGCGCCGTGCAGATGGGCGTGGACCCCCGCACGGACAAGACCGTGATGACTTGGGTGTGCGTGCTCGCCATCGCTGGCGTCATCTACGCCGTCGCGCAGCTCTACGTGACGGTCAGGAACCGCGAGGAGCAGACCGCAAAGCACGATGCGCTCATCGACTCGGCAATGAAGGTTCTGCTGCGCCAGAAGCTCGTGAGCGAGCATGACAGACTCATGGGCATAGGCTCCGCCAACGACACGCAGCGCAGGTCCTGGCAGGCGTCTTACGAGACGTACGAGGCGCTGTGCGACGTGACGGGGGACAGCAACGGGGTCATCGACGTGTACAGGGAGCACGTGATGGCCCTTCCAAGCGACAAGGGAGGAGACCAGAGATGAACTACATCGTACCGGACAGGGCGTACAAGGCCCTCAAGTGGCTCGGACTCATCGCGTGCCCAGCGCTCGCGGTGTTCGTGGGCACGGTAGGCCCGGTGTGGGGCTGGCCGAACGTAGACGCATGGGTGACCACAATCAACGCGGCAGGCGTGCTCGTTGGCGCCCTACTCGGCATCTCTGCGGCCACCGCAAGGCCAACCGACGATGACTAGCGACAAGCCACCGACGTGCCCGCTCTGTGGCGCGGAGATGCGCGAGGAGCTGGGCATGGAGCGCAGCCACGAGGGGCTGGTCCAGCGCTGGTGGACGTGCCCCAGGTGCCTGCACCGGCAGACCACAATCGAGGAGGAAGGCCATGGAAGAGGACGAGAAGCGGAAGAGCGACGGCCTTGAGCAGGACGGGAGGGGAGAGGATGACAACTAGCGGCCTCTGCACCTACCGGAACACTGACCACAGCAAGAGCAGCCCGCGCTACGGCAACCGCGTATGCAAGATTACGCCGCACTACATGGCCGCGAACTGGACAGGGCGGCACTGCGCGGACTACCTTGCGGAGACACCGCGAGAGGCGAGCGCTAACTACTGCATCGGTAGCGGCGGTGACATCGCCCAGAACGTAGACGAGGACCTCCGCGCCTGGACCTCGTCCAGCGCCTGGAACGACCGCAGGGCAATCACCATCGAGTGCGCAGACGTTGACAACGCCACGGGCGAGATGACACAGGCCACGTGGAGCGCGCTCGTTGCCCTCTGCGTGGACGTCTGCAGGCGCTACGGATTCCGCCTTGAGTACACGGGAGACAGCAGCGGCTCCCTCACGGAGCACCGCATGTACGCAGCGACGGCGTGCCCAGGCCCGTGGCTCCACGAGCGCATGGGGCTTCTCGCCAGCGCGGTAAACGAAATCCTCGACGGGGGCGGCAGTGCGCTCGAAGAGGACACACCGACCATGGAAGAGGTAGACGAAATGGCAGCACAGGGAATGGGCGTCATCGTAAACCCGCAGAACGCAATCTCGGCGGGCCACCCGGGCGGGCTGTACCGCCTCACCGCAGACAATGTTTTCCACTACAGCAACGCCGACCAGCCGCGCGCTGACGATATCCTCTCTGAGGCACTGTGCGGCGAGTCGGTGAAGAGGCTCGACATGGCGCCCTACGGCTCCGACCCGTGGTTCGACCGCATGGTGCAGGCGCGCGGAGGCTGGGACAAGGTAATCGACTGTCCCGCGGATTAGCGGTTCGCCGCAAAGGCATTGTTGAGGCGCCCTCGCACCAGCTGGGGTGCCTTATTGTTATCCTTGTGCCAGTAAACCCCTCGGCCTCCCAACGGTGCCCAACTGAGGGGTCTTTTTTTGTTTGCGCAGGCAGACGGCTTGTCGAGAGCCTCTCTGAGGCCATATCTGCAAGGCGGTGGGCAATCACATGCTGGAATGCGGCCACCATCGCGCAGCGCTTGGCGCGGGGGACACCGCACGGAACATGTTGCCGTGGCAAGTCACCTACCTAGGAGGGTCCCATGGCAAGCAGGAAGTGGTTCGAGTTCGCAAACCCCGAGACCGGAAAGAGGGAGTTCGCGTGCCCCGCGCTCGACGGCCAGAACATCGTTGCGGGGCAGGCCGTCGCTGCGTCAGGCGTCGGCGGCGGCGAGATGGCCAGCATCGCCCGCGCCGCAGTGTGGGCAGCGCTCAGCGCTGACGCAAAGGGGCACAAGGTGCTTCCCAAGGGCGTGAGGCGCACGTCCGACCCGGAGGCGTTCGTCCAGGCCATGGCGAAGGCCGTTGACTCCGGGTTCGTAATCGACTTCTACGACCGGTTCAACGTCTCGTTCAACACCGAGGACGTGGATGACGGGGACGGCACCGTGGACAAAAACCCTACGGGTACGAGTCCCGAATCCTTGTAAAGATGTCCCGCTACACGGGTTCCGGCGTCATGGAGCTGCTGGGACTCGCGTGCGGGTTCCCAATGCTCTTCGAGCAGGCGTACTTCGACCTTGAGGCGCAGCTTGAGGAGCAGAGGGCGCAGGAGGCCCCGACGTGGAGGAGGAAGGGCGAGAGGGCCACAGACGCTCGTGACCGGCTCAGGGCAGAGCGCGAGGCCAGCAAGGCACGTCTAGGGGTCGCGCATGTACACGATTGAGGTGCAGGGTCTTGACGAGACCGTAGCCCAGCTCAGGGAGCTGGACAGGAGGCTCGCGTCGGACCTGAAGAAGGAAGTCAAAGAGATTGCGCAGCCGACTCTCTCGAAGGCGAAGGGGTTCGCCGGGGGAGTCGGCTTGTTTCCAACGGGGCACTACGCCGCGTCGCTCTCGCTCAAGACGTACGCAAACGGGGTCAAGTTCGTGTCGAACGACCCAGGCGCAGGCGTAATCGAGTTCGCGAACCCAGGGGCGCTCATCCTCACCGGCGAGCGTGCTGGCAGGCGCGCGGGTGTGCCGGTCGGCAGCATGCCTCCGCGCGCGCTCCTCAAGGCAATCCTAGAGGACGAGGAGCACATCGTCGAGAAGGTCAACGAGAAGGTAATCGAGTACTGCGACTGGAACGTGGGGGCCATCCATGGGTAAGGCATCAATTTCAATTGCCATCGGCGCGCTCTGGAACGGCCAGACGCAGATAGACGCCGTGACCAACAGCATCCAGCGCATGGCGCTCAACTGCGCCAAGTCCAGCGCCTCAACCACCCAGGCACTCGCCATCCAGGGCGAGAAGTGGGTGGACCTAGGCAACAGGATTCACAACGCAGGCACCAACATAGCCAACGTGGGTGACACGCTCACCACCGCGATAACCGTACCCATGACGAAGGTGGGTGGGTACTGCGTGGACCAGGCAGTGAGCTTCGACACGGCCATCGCCAACCTGCGCAAGACCTCGGACCTCACCGCAGACCAGCTGGACGCGCTGGGGCAGGCGGCAATCGAGGCGTCTCAGCAGCAGCCGGTCGACGCGGCGACGATAGTCAACATCGAGGCGCTGGGTGCGCAGCTCGGCGTGGCAGATGACCAGCTAGAGTCGTTCTCTAAGACCGTCTCAGGCCTGGACATAGCGACGAACATGGACGCCGACACCGCAGCGACGGAGATGGCACGGTTCGCCAACATCACCGGCATGGCCGAGAGCGAGTTCTCGAACTACGGCTCGACCATCGTAGCAATCGGCAACAACATGGCAACCACCGAGTCTGAGGTGTCGAACCTCGCGCAGCGGTTCGCCTCGGCTGGCACGGCTGCTGGCATGTCGCAGGCTGACATCCTCGGCGTGTCCGGCGCGCTCTCGTCCCTCGGCGTCAAGGCGGAGATGGGCGGCTCCGCGATGTCGCAGACCGTCAACGCAATCGGCGTTGCCGTCTCCAAGGGCGGTGACGATTTGCAGGCGTTCGCCGACAAGGCGGGCATGAGCGCCGACGAGTTCGCGGCATCGTGGAGGGATGATGCCGCAGGCACGCTGAACACGCTCGTGGAGAACATGGGCAAGTCCGTCGCGGCTGGCGAGGACGTGAACGTGATGCTCTCGGACCTCGGCATCACCGGCATCCGCCAGTCCGACGTGATGCGCCGCCTCATCGACTCCACCGAAGCCGTGACCGGCAAACAGTCCGTCCTCGCAAGCGCACTCGACCTGTCGCGCAACGCCTGGGAGGAGAACACCGCGCTGCAGACCGAGGTCGACCAGCGCAACGAGTCCATGCAGTCGCGCCTCGACGTGCTCAAGAACAAGGTGAACGCGGTGGCAATCGAGGTGGGCACCCCGCTCACCGAGGCGCTCATCGACGCGATGGACGCCCTGCAGCCGCTCTTCCAGGGCGTGGCGGACGCGGCCCAGGCGTTCGCCGACATGGACGAGGAGGACCAGAAGGCCATCCTCTCGCTCGCTGGGGTAGTGACCGCCGCTGGACCCGTGCTCTCAACGGTCGGGCGCCTCGTCCAGGGAATCGGCAACGTCAACGCCGAGTGGGGCAAGGCGCAGGAGAAGGCCGCGATATACGGGGACGCCCTCAACACCGTCGACGGCTCGCAGATGCGCAACTACGCAAGCTCAAAGGAGATGGCGGCGCAGCTCGGCTCCGTGCAGAACGCCGCCGCGAAGGCCGCAGGCGGCGCTGACAAGTACGTGAGCGCCTGGGAGGGCATGACAGACAGCGCGAAGGTCGTGCGCGACACCACGACTAAGATTGACGCGCTCTCAGAAAAGCAGAAGGGACTCGGGGAGGAGTCCGTCAAGGCCAAGGCGAAGATTGAGAAGCAGATTGGCGCGCTTGAGGAGCAGAGGAATACTGCGAAGAAGGCGTACGAGGACAACGCCACGCTCGTCACCGCATGGTCCAAGTCCTCGTCTGAGGCCACTAAGGCAGCGGATGGTATCGGATATCTCTCCGACAGCCTTGAGCGCGTCAAGACCGGGACCACCGACACCGCGCAGAAGATGCAGGCGGTGGCCCAGAGCACGAGCGGCATCAAGGGAGCGGCCTCAAAGGCCGGTGACGCGCTGGCAAACCTGGAGTCGAAGGCTGGGCAGGCGGCATCAAACATCGGCTCCGGCCTGTCGAACGGGATGAAGCTGGCCGCAAGCTCCGCGCTGGACATGGCAAAGAACTTCGCAGTGGGCGCACTGCAGGCAGGTGCCGTGAGCCTCGCAATCGCCGGTGTGACGTTTGTAGTTGGCAAGCTTGTCGACTACTACCAGAAGCAGAAGGAGCGCTCTGACAACCTAGCCAAGGCCACAGACGGCCTCACCGAGGCCACGAACAAGAGCATAAAGGCAGCTACGGACCAGAGCGTAGCCTACGAGGATTCCAAGACGTCGCTGTACGACGCCAGGGATGCAGTCGACAAGGCCGTAGAGTCCCAGGCTCGGCTCGTTGACTCAATCGGCTCCACCAACACCGAGGCCTCCGCGCAGATGGGCCAGCTGCAGGCGGCGTACTCGGTCATAAAGGAGTATGCGAACCAGACGGGCCTATCGACGCAGGAGCAGGGAAAGCTCAAGGCCGCAGTGGACACGTTCAACGGGATAGCCGGGACGTCAATCGACGTGATAGACGCCGAGAACGGGAAGCTGGCCGAGAACGGCGAGGCCATAGACAACGTCACGACAAAGCTCGGCGGATACGTGCAGCAGAAGCTTGAGCAGATTCGCCTTGAGGCGTACCAGGAGAGGCTCAAGGAACTCTACGAGCAGCAGGCTGTGGACATTCAGGCGCTTGCGACCGCCCAGAAGGCGTACAACGACGAGATGGCGTCCATCGGCGACAAGGATACGTACATCCAGAACTACATCGACAAGTACAAAGAGCTAAACCCGCTTGTCGACATCTCTGCGGAGAAGCTGCAGGAGATGGCCGAGAAGGCTTACGACAACGCAACCGCATCCGCTTACGCAAACTCTGGAATCGAGGACGCGCAGAGCGCACTCGAAACCCTGAATGGGTCCATAGAGATAACCGAGGCGGCAATGGGTGCAACCGCGTCAGCTACAGACGGGCTGTCCAATAGTGTGCAGACGTGGGCGCAGGCGAACGTCGCAATCACGAGTTCGTGCGAGGGCGCCGGAAAGGACCTGCAGCAGTTCTCTCAGGACCTGGCCGACACCGGTCTTTCGACCGAACAGCTCAAGGACATTACCGACGAGCAGTGGACGCAGATAGTTGCCGCCTACGACGAAAACAGCAAGTCTATAGTGGACGCCCTTGACGGACTTGGCATCGACATGGGCGATTCCGGTGACCGTGCGGTACGCGCCCTCGCCGACGCCATGCTGAGCGGACGCGACGGGGTCACTGACTCTGCGTCTCAGCTCATTCAGGCAGCAGAGAGCGGTGACTGGTCAGGCCTCTCGGCTGCGATGCAGGAGCACGGCATCCACATACCAGAGGAGCTTGCCACAGCCCTCTCCTCAAACAGCGGCGCACCCAGCGAGGCCGCGAGCCGCATGCTCTCCATCGTGGCGCTCAAGCTCGCTGGCGGTGACGTGGACAAGGCCGCTGAGATTCTCGGCGGTGACATCGACGCCGGACTCGCTGAGGGAATCCAGAACGGAACGCTCTCGGAGGAGGAGGCGGCTACCCTTGGCGAAGACGTGCTCGAAGCATCGAAGCAGTCCCTCGACTCGCACTCGCCGTCCGTTAAGTTCGAGGAGCTTGGCGCGGACGTGGACGCGGGCCTCGCCAACGGCATCGACGGCAACACGGACGGGCCTACCACGAGCGCCTCGAACCTCGGGCAGGCCGTGATAGACGGAGTCGGTGACCTCGTGTCCAAGCTCACCGATGTAGGCTCGAACTCTGGGTCAGGGTTCGCCAACGGCATCCTCGGGTGGTCTGGCTCCGCGCAGGAGTCCGGTGCGGCGCTCAAGGCCGGTGCCGAGGGCGGCGTGGATGGCACGGCTGGCACGCTCTCGACCGAGGGCACGAGCGCCGGTAGCCTCTTCTCAGCTGGCCTCTCGTCGTTCGTCGGAAGCGCCACGAGCGCAGCGGGCAGGCTCTTCTCCGGCGTCGTTGGCGCCACGTCTGGCACGCCTGACAGGCTCGGCGGGTTCGGCAGCAGCGCGTCCGGCAAGTTCGCCTCTGGCCTCGGGGCGAACGCGTACGCTGTCACGCAGCAGGCCAACGCCATCGCGAACAACGCCATGAAGGCAGGGAACTACGGCAACTCGTACGAGTGGGGCACCCACCTTTCCGGGAACTTCGCATCAGGCATCAGGGCCGGTCTCGGGTGGGTCTCGGAGGCTGCGCGCAACATCGCCAACACGGCGGCAAACATCCTGCACTTCTCGGTGCCGAGGGAAGGCCCGTGGTCCGGTAGCGAGCGCGGCGGCGTCACATCGGGCATGCACCTGGCAGAGAACATCGCCTCTGGCATGATGCGTGGGGTCCCGGAGGTAGAGCGCGCGGCAATGGCCGTCGCGAGCGCATCCCAGGTGCCTGTCCCCACCATCGGCGCGCGTGCGGTAGGCGTGGGAGGCTCGAAGTACGGGGACCTCGGGCGCACCATTGGTGGCACCACGAACAACTGGAACCTGACCATCAACGGGGCGCAGATGCAGGGCGCGTCACCGAGGGCGCAGGAACTCATCGGGGAGCTGTTCGGAGAGTTCGGCCTGGTCGCGAGCATGTCTTAGGGGATGCGGGATGACTGACTACTACAACCACGACTCGACAACGACCACGTCTGAGCACAGGATATGGGTTGACGCGGTGATAGAGGCGTCCGACAGCGACAAGTGCACTGTCGGCGTCTACTCGATGTGCCACGCCAACTCCAACGAGCAGGGTTGGGTGGCAACGTACGTCCACGACTGGCAGGAGTCATGGCCGAACGACTGGACGCGCATAGGCTCCAACTTCATGGCTCCGCCAGGTGGCAGCGACTGCACCATGACGTACACCAAGAGCACGCAGCCTCGCCGATACGACGGTGACCGCTACGTGATGTACCACATCCAGTACCAGCGCAACGGCACCATCGACACCGCCACCAAGACGCTCAGGATTCCCAGGATTCCCTACGAGGCCCCGAGGGCACCGAGGGACCCGTACGTCCTCTACGAGTCGGACACGAGCGTACTGGTGGCATGGACGCGCGACTCTGACGGCGCTAACGAGAAGCAGTACTGGCAGAACGTCATCATCTACCGCAGCACGGACGGCGGCGGGTACTCGCGCGTCGCGACGGTCGACGGCAGCGCCTCGTCCTGGCGCGACTACACCGTGAGCGCTGGGCACGTCTACGCCTACATGGTGGCGAGCGCTAACAGCAGGGGCGAGACAAGGGCGAACACTGGTAGCGACCTCCTTGTGACCACCACACCGGCGCCGCCAACGCGCATCGCAATCGAGCCGGACGGCAACGGCTACAAGCTGTTCGTCTACTTCGACAACAGCAACCGCGCACGCATCGACGCGATTGACAACATCGAGGTGTACCAGCAGGTCGACGGGGGCACGTGGGAGCATGCCTCGTCCGCAAGCCCGGACTCACGGTTCGTGGACGGCTACATCGAGCCTAGCAGCTCGACCTCGGAGAACCACAGGTACCGCTGGTACGCGGTGACCTCGGCAACCACGCCGGTGCAGCACGACGTTCCTGTTGGCGGGAGCAAGACGCTCGTCTCGGAGCGCCTCTACACCGACTACTACCGCACGAAGCCCACCGCCCCAACGTCGCTCCTGGCGTCTCGGGAGTCAGACACGCGCATGAACCTATCGTGGGCGCTCGGCTCTAACGCCTCCAACACGTACGGAGGCATCTCAATCCAGCGCAGCGACGATGGCGGTGACTACGTCGATGTCGCGAGCGTCGCAGCGACGGCAACCGCCTGGTCCGACACGACCGTGAGCGCAGGTCACACCTACAAGTACCGCATTGCGGCGTACAACGAGGCTGGCGCGTCTGACTGGGTCGCGTCCGGTGACCTGTCGACGGCACCGAGCGCGCCGACTTTAGTAACGACGCAGACCATATCGCAGGTCATCGTCTCGGTGGACGCGACAGGCACGCTCGGCAGCGTGACCGGCTACGAGCTGCAGCACAGGGTGGGCACTGACGGCACGTGGGGTGACACGAAGAAGGCAACGACGCTGCCGGTGGACATGCCAGCCGCTGACGGCGCCAACTACTACCGCGTGCGCGCGTACCGCAACGACCTCGTCTCTGACTGGGCGATGAGCGCTCCGGTGTACACGCTGCTCTCGCCGCTCGCGCCCACCATCATCGACATGCGGAACGTCTACGCAGTCGGAGGCTCGTGCAGCGTCAAGTGGCGCATCAATCACCCGGACGGCTCCGCGCAGGCCTCCGCGCAGGTCGAGGTCACTACGCCTGACGGCAAGGCCACGGTGGCAACGGTCGACGGAACCGCGCAGGCGTACCAGATAACCGGACTCGCGGAGGGCACGTACCACGTCCGCGTGCGCACACATGGGGCGTACAAGGACTACGGAGATTGGTCCGGGTTCGCGACGTTCTCAGTGCACAGCGCGCCCGTCGTTGCCGTGACAACGCCTGCGTCTGGCGGGACCGTCTCCACGGTGCCGCTGCGGTTCGAGTGGTCCGTCACCGACCCCACGGGTGACATGGCGCAGTCGGTCACCGTCACCACCGAGGCTGGAAAGGCGGTTGCCCAGGCCGAGGTGGAGCCGGGGGTGCGCTCGTACGACCTCTACCCTCCGTCAGGGATGCCCGCGAACGGCTCGAAGTACGTGTTCGAGGTCACAGTCACCGGAGGCTCTACGCTATCGTCCTCCGCCTCCGTGCCGTTCGTGTTCCAGTGCACGTCACCTGCGGCGCCAGTCGCGTCCGTTACCATCGACAGCGGCCTCTCGTGCCACGTGTACGTGAGGCCCGGCACCACCGATGGCGCGGTTGCCACCGAGAGCATCAGCATCGAGCGCGTGATGTCTGACGGGTCTGCATCGGTCATCGCGGACGGGATGGTAGGCTCGCAGGAGGCCATCGACAAGCTGCCGCCGCTCAACACCAGGTTTACATATGAGGTCGTGGCACATGCGGCCTCTGGTGCCGAGGCGCGAACGATGGTTTCCACCGTGGTCGACTCTGACGGCATGGAGGCGTTCAACTTCGGGCCTTACGCCTCGACGTGCCTGCGCCTGGGGTTCAACACATCAGCCAGCGACAAGATAGAGCACAACGGGGAGACGTTCCACTTCGCTACCGGCAGGGACGCTGCCGCGTTCCCTACCTTCTACCCGGAGTGGACCATGGAATCAGCGGGTTCGCGCTCGTACCTCATCGTGGACGTTGACCAGTACCGGCAGGTGCGCGACGTGGCACGCACGCCATCGAACTCGGTGTGCTGGTTCCGCGACTACTGGGGAGGGTGCCACCGCGTCAAGGCCAGCTGGTCGCTCGGCTACTCGTCGGAGAAGTGGAGCCAGTGGGACGTGTCGGTGGACCTCACCGAGGTCGAGTGGGAGGAGCCTCTGAATGGATAGCTCCTACTGGGGAAAGTGGATATCGCAGACCTCATACCGGTTCGTGAGGGTGTCGCGCTCTACAGGCTACGAGCTTGAGAACGTTCGTGTGCTATCGGGTGGCACCATCACAAGGAACGATGACACGCGCATCAAGGAGAGCGCAGAGGCCACGATGATGGAGCCGTACGACTTCGGCCCAGACTTCGTGCGCGTATACCTCGACGCCAGGTGGCCGGACGGGACCATGGCATCAGAGCCTCTGGGGACGTTCCTCCCCGTGGTCCCGTCGCGCTCGATAGAGGGCGCGGCCTCGTCATACTCGCTCAAGATGTACGGCCTCCTGCAGGAGCTGCTCGATGACAAGTTCGCGCAGCCATACACCGTGTCCAAGGGAGAGAACGCGGTTGACGTGGCGCGCAGCGTGTGCGAGGGAGCTGGCCTTACCGTCATTGCCGATGACTCCGCCTACACCGTAACCAAGATGAGGGCATACGGAGTCGGCGTTGAGCAGAACAACTCAGAGGTTGGTGACACCAAGCTCGACATGGTCAACGACCTGCTGAGCCTCGCCGGGTTCCGCGCCGCGTACACTGACGTGCTGGGGCGCGTACGCTTCGAGCGCTACCGAGACCCGGCAGACATCGCGCCAGCATGGGACTTCGAGGAGGGCAGGAACGCCCGCTTCGAGTCCGACATGACTGACGAGTTCGACTACACCACGGCGGCGAACCACGTCGTGGTGCGATACGGGAGCCTTGAGGACGGCGATGGGCGCGTCATCGTGGGCGAGGCGTGGGACAGGGACCCGACGAGCGCGCTATCCACCGTGAGTCGTGGCAGGACCATCACGAACGCCTACACGTACTCCGAGCTTCCGCCAGGTGACAGCGAGTCTGCCATGCGCGAGTACGCGGACGCGCGCGCCACGTCGCTGCTTAAGACGGCGCAGTCCGTCATCAGGCGCGTGACGTTCACGCACGCGTACGCTCCGGTCAAGGTCAACGACACGCTCTCGCTCTCGTACCCGACGGGGGACATCGATGGCAAATTCCAGGTTAGGACGCAGACGCTGAGGCTCGTCGGCGGATGCCCCATCGAGTGCGAGGCCCGCATCTTCCACAGGAGGGTGAATGTCTAGCGAGGAGCTGTCACGCGAGGATAGCCGACAGATGCGCGACCTTGGCCGCAAGGCCATGGCGCAGGTCGCTGGCGTGGCCCTACGGCAGGCCGTCTCGCACGACCTGCGGCGGATATTCGCCGTCGTGTCCAAGGTCAACGGTGACGGAACCGTCGACCTTGAGTGCGGCTCCGAGGAGACGCCGATGCCGCTGGACGGCGTGAGGCTCACGCTCGGGTGCTCGACCGTCGAGGTCGGTGACACGGTCGTTGTCGACGTGTACGACCACTCCCCGCTCGTCGTGGCGGTGCTCTACTCCAACGCGTCCAGCGGGCACACAGTTGCTAGCAAGCCAGCCGTCGACAGGGCCAACGAGGCGGCTTCGAGCGCAAAGGAGGCGTCCGACGCCGCGCTTGAGGAGACCCGCGACCTCGTCACCCTGCGGATTGACAGCAGCAGGGGGACCGTATTCAAGAACTCAGAGGTGTCCACAGTCCTCAAGGTCCACTGCTACAAGCGCGGCAAGGAGCTTACGACGCTCTCAGAGCTGCGCGACGCGATGGGTGACCAGACGGTGCGCATCCGGTGGTGCGTGCTCCGCGCCGGGGACTCTGACTGGGTCGCGCTCGCGGACTCTGACCCAAAGCTCTCGCCGGACGGCACCGCGCTCACGCTCAAGCCGTCTGACATCGACGTGAAGTGCACGTTCAAGGCCGAAGTAGTTTCTGACTAAGGAGAGGACAATGGCTGTAAAGGCTGCTGACCAGGTATCAATCGTGGACGTCACCGACGCGTACAGCGTCATCCTGACGAGCGAGGCGTACACGTTCCCAGGGACCGCCACCGCCGCCAAGGCGGGAAGCTGCACGACGCAGGTGATGTGCATGCAGGGCGGCTCGGAGGTGGGGTTCAAGGTCGGCACAATCACGTGCCCCACAGGCGTTTCGGCGAGCGTCGGCACGGACGGCAAGACCATCACAATCACCGTCTCAGGCTCGATGACCGCAGCCGGTGACGTTCTCATCCCAATCACCATCAACGGCACTGACGTGACAATCACCAAGCGCTTCTCGTGCGCCATCGCGCTCACCGGTGCAAAGGGTGACAAGGGGGAGACCGGAGCGCCTGGGCAGAAGGGGGAGACCGGAGCGCCTGGGCAGAAGGGGGAGACCGGAGCGCCTGGCGCTGACGCAATAACGATGGCAATCACCACGAACAACGGCACTATCTTCAAGAACAGCTCGGGGACCACGACGCTCACGGCGCACGTCTATCGTTCCGGGGCCGAGCTTTCGTCCTCGCAGATTGCGCAGCTCGGCACCATCAGGTGGTACAAGGACTCCGGAACGACCGCGATTGGCACCGGTGCAACGCTCTCGGTGTCCGCCGCATCCGTCGACTCCAAGGCCGTCTACACCGCCAGGTTGGAGGCATGATGGCGCAGACGTTTCGGTACCCGAACCTGCTGGACGTGAGCGCCGGGCACGCCGTTTTGGCGGCGGGGAGAATCGGTGACATACCGTCGGTTGTCTGCCATGGCGACCCAGTAGTCGGTGACTACTACCGAGTAATCCCCGAGCAGGACCTCACCTCATGGTCGTTCGTGAACATCACTGACGTGTCGGCCGCAGGTGACGTGCCAGTGGGCACGCGGATGGCGATATCGCTTCTCATGCGCGTCGGTGGCGAGCCCTACCACGCCTATCCGAACCTTCTCCTCGGGCAAGGCATCGACGGCCTCCTTGGCAGCATCGCCTACTCCCACGAGGACGTCGGGGGGGGGTGGTCGATGTGCATTACCACCGGGGTGCGCACAAGCATGGCGTACAAGGGACAGATTTTCTATGCCGCTACGTCGTCGCTCAAGCCGAAGGCCGGAACAACCATCGACTTTGCTCAGCCCATGGTCTGCGTCGCCGACGAGCCTCACGCATGGGCGCCAGCGGCAGGGGAGGTGTGGCCGTAGATGAGTAGCAATCAGATTTGCAACATAATCAGGGCGGAAAACCTGAAGAACCATAGCAGTAATGGCATATCGTGCGAGTGGGACGCGGACGGGTGGCTGCACGTCCACGGGACTCAGGTCGGCACGTCTTCCGAGGGCGTCACGAGCAAAAATAAGCCAATCCACCTAGAGGCTGGCAAGTACGTCATTTCGGCGGAGGTCGAGGGCGGCGGACTCGGCACATATAATTACGTCTCGGTATGGTCCACGGATAACAGCAAGCGTATAGGCGTAATAATCAACAGCATCGGTTATTGTGCGCTATCGGCCACTAAGCCAGTAGACATATGCTTGTGGGTCGGAGCTGCTTCCGATGGTCATACGGTGGACTACCGCATGCGCATAATGCTGGTCGAGGGTGACACTCCCGCCGCGTGGGCACCGTACTCCGGCGAGACGCTTGCGGGGGGGGGTGCTCTCATGAGCGCTAACCTCCTGGACGGCTTGGAGACGCAGCCCGAGAACGGCACGACCGCCGAGAGCGACGGCATCTGGCACCACGCGGCGAGGACCAAGGCCGACGGCCACGACGACTGGCTCATGTGGGACCTTCCCGGCCAGGCCGCACTTGCCACGAACCAGACGTACCACGTGGGGCTGTCCGTAAGGGGCGCGAGCGCGAACGCAAATTCCCTGCACACCACCATCGGCTACAAGGACGCAGCGGGGAAAGTCAACTGGGCCACCTCGTCAGCCCTCGCCGTCGGCACGTCATGGGGGCGCGCGGAGGCCACCATAGTCGTGCCATCCGGCATGACGCCCTTCGCCTTCTACGTGGCCGCCTACGGCACCTGTCCCGAGACGTGGATGGCGTCCCCCACGCTCTCGCTAGGCTCGCCGGTGCCGCTGGCGATTTCGTCAACCACGCTCGCGTGGTCTGCCGGGATTGTCGCGACCACGCGCTACTACAAGCTCGCGAGCGCCACGTCCTCAACGCCTGCCGTGCCAACGTCCTCGTCAGCCCTCAACGGCTGGTCCGAGACGGAGCCGACAGCCGACGTGACCAAGGTGATGTGGGTGTGCGAGCGCACCGTCTACGCAGACGGAACCGAGAGCTGGTCCAAGGCGAGCAAGAGCACGTCGTACGAAGCCGCCAAGGACGCGAAGAGCGCCGCCAACGCCGCCAAGAACACGGCTGACAGCGCTAAGAGCGCAGCCGACAACCTCAAGACTCTCATCCACGAGGGCGATGACGGCATCACCGTGGGCAAGAGCACGGACGGAAAGACGTGGTCCACCGGGCGCACGCGCATGACAGCGGACTCCTACCAGATTCTGGATAAGTTAGGCACGGTCATCACGCAGCTCGCCAGCGATGGCGCGTCGTTCCTCTCGGGACTGGTCAGGATTGTCACCGGGAAGGCCACCCTGCCCGGTAACTTGACGGTCAACTCCATCACCATCGACTCCGGGGGCGGCGTGGCGGTCTTGAGGGGGATTGTCTCCCGTATCAGCGCCAACTTAAACGGCGTCACGTCGAGCGTGAGCGCCGGATGGGAGCAGGACTTCGGACACGGCGTCACGGCAATCGTGAGAGAGAACGCACACCTGGAGTCTGGGAAGATGGTACCCGAGCGCATGGCGTCCACGCACCTGGCATCGGACAAGGCCGAGCTGTACGTGGGAGACAACTCCATGAAGGTCACCGGGGACAGTTTCTCTCTCTCGCACCCGGAGTACCTCCGGAAGGGGCTGCGCATCACGCAGGGCTTGAAGGTGTGCCACGGCCACGGCACGCCGTGGGTGACGCTCTTCGAGTCATGGAGCGAGTTCCAGTCGACAACCGGCTGCTACGACTCCGGCCTGCCGACCCTGGTCACCATGAACGGCGACTGGGGCGCCTTCGACGGCTCGTTGAGCGACTGCGAGATTCACGGCGGGGATGCGGTCTTCGTCATGGCGCGGACAACGGGCGGGCCGCACACCCTATACAGCAGCAACAGCGTTCGCATCAACTGGATATGCATCTGGTAGGGGGACGTGCCCGCGCCGTGGCGCGAGGCCGCTTGGGCGATAGTGGAGCGCGATACCGAAACGCAAGAAGGTTAGACCACTTATATTCCAAAATAGAATATCGTCGCGTCCTTATCGCGGCCATAACTCGTTGCACCACAGGTACCCACAGGTACCCACAGACTGAATAGTTGCACTACAGATGCCCACATGTATCCACACGCACGCACGCCGATTAACAAATCTGTAAGCGGCGCTTGCGGCCGTGGTTGGAAGAGGCGAGGAGTACAGAATTCTCGGCACGTGGCTGTGGTCTGGGTCCCGCAGGGTGAGGCCTGCAGTCCGTTGGCCTAGCGCCTCTCGATTATTGAACGAAATTTCTCGCAGAGAAGAC